CAATAAACCAATTGCTTCTCTTACAAATGTAATAAATCCTGAAATAATTCCAGCAACCACAGCAATCGCTTTACCAAATGATTCAGCACCCTTTTGGCTTTGATTCAAAGAATTAGTTAAACCCTCATCCCCAGTTAATCCTGCTATAAATGCATTAAGGGCAGGAATGCCAGATTCATTTAAGAAACCAATAAACTTTTCAACCTGTGGTAGTAATGCAACGCCAAGACTTTCCTTTGCCTCATCAAATCCAACTTTTAAGCGATCAATTTTTCCTTGAAATGTTTCGGCATTTGTAGCTGCTGCTCCACCATAAAGATCTGAAAGTTTCTGTTGAACTTCGGTGAATGAAAGTGTGGCAAGTTCGCTCTTTGATAATCCAAGACCTAATCTGCCAAGAGCTGTGGTATTACCATCTTGAGCACGACCCAAAGCATTTGCAACTGTTTCTAATTCAAGTCCTCGACCTTTTGCAATATCTAAAGCAAGGTTTAATAACTTTTGCGCTTCCTCGGTTGATTTTGTGGAAACCGCCAACCTCTGCATAGCTGGACGAAGTTGGTCATCAGCCACACCAGTTGCTAGTGAGGTTTTGAGGATATATGCCTCAGTAGCCTTTATCTGGTCGTCAGTTGCCCCTGTGGCACTCTTTAATGCAGCAGCCAATCTAAGTTGTGCTTGTTCATCCTCTATTGCAGCCTTGACCCCATCAATGGCTAATTTAGTGCCATAGGCAACGGCAGCAGCAGCAGCGACCGCAAATGCAGCAGCAGCCTTTTTTCCAAAATCTGCAATCTTGCTTGAATTACTTTCAACGGCTTTGTCAGCTTCGCCTAATTTCTTTTTTAGATCATCAACATCAGCAAGGATGGATAATTTAAGTGTGCGAGTATCTCTTGCCATTAGACCCATTCCTTAATGATGCGATCAAAAGCCTGTTCCCATTTATTAATCAATTCAGGCTGAATTCTGCGAAGGGTTGGGTAGATAAACCATCCCCTACTACCACCACCAGGATTTCTGCCCGAAAAGGCTGGGAACTGCTTAAACCTGTTTGATCCAAACTCAATACCGCCCCAAAGCGTTTGCGTAGTAGCACCACCTGAAAATTTCTGTCGTGCGAAACCATAACGGAACTCACCGATTTTGCTTGACTTAGAGATGCTAACGCCGTCTGCGACTCTTTCCGCAACCTTGCCAGCCTTTGTTCTAGTTCTAGCTGCCTGTTTAATTTCCTCTGATGCAAAATACGCCAAAGCAGCAGATTGACTTCTTGCTTCTTCTGTTGCTTGGTCATCCATAAGTTTGAATGCTTTGTAAATATCACGCAGATCATTTTTATTGTATGCGATAGTTTCATTTGCCACTTCTCGCCTCCAATACTTCGATCGCTGTTAATATGTCATCCGCATCAACCCATTCACTCATTGGAATATGAGTTGCAATTGCCAACTCAACCAATAATCTGTTTAGGCTTCCTGCTTTGTGGCTTTTGGGTCTGCATCACCGACTATTACATCGGCTACTGTTTCCATCCAAATATCCATTGGTTTGACTGGCTTGCTTCCGGCAATCTCACGCTTATGAGCATGATAAGCCAAAAACATAAGATCCCAAATACCCAGCTTCTCGGATGCTTGTCCAATGACATTTCCTGTCTGCTTTTCCCATTTCGCCCACTCAGGCGGTTGGGCAATATAAGTTGCTTGCTCGCCTGAGCTGTATTCAATTGTAATTGGTAGTTTCATTTTGCTCCCGTTGTTAGATATTAACTAAAAGATTCTACTACTGCGCCCTTTGATACTGTGAAAGTAAAGGAAACAGTTTGTGCATCAATTCCTGATCCACCAGCAGTTGGAAACTCTGGCTTTACTGGGAACACAAATTGCGCTCCTGATGCAGCTGTAAGTGTCATGCTGATGTCTGTGTCTGGTGCGCTTTCAGCAGCAGCCCATAGAGCCTCACAAACTGAACTTGTCTTACCCCAATCAGCCAACATATCCAATTGGAATGTTCCTGAAATGTTTGTTGTTTTGTATGCCTCGCCCTCAAGGGTCTGATATACCTGACGCTCATTAACTTTTGTTAATACTGCATTTGTCGCTTGTGCTTGAATATCTGTTCCACCTGTGAAAGATAAACCAACATCACGACCGGTAATTACGACTGTTGCCATGATTTCTCCTTATACTGTTTGTGTGTAGTAGGTAGATACTCGAACATCTGCGATGAGCAGCGTGCTTGCACCAACTTGAGTAACTGTCGGTCTTTCAACCGAGCTGACAATATATCCAACTGGAATGACTGCCAGAACACTTATAATCAATTGCTCGATATTGTCGAGCGATGCAGGATTGCTGTTATAGGCAACTGCAACTGTGATGGTCATATTAATTTTAGCCCGAATGTTTGTTTTGCTTATTGTTTCAAATTCCAAATATGGTGAATCTGGAACGCAGACCACAGCTGGAGGAATTATAGACTCTGGAACCCAAGCATAAACATTTCCCGCAACAGTAGATAAAGCAGTTGCTAAAGGTGTGCGAACTTGCTCAAGAATGGTTTGGTTAGGCATTTAGAGAGCCATGCTTTCGGTATCAATATATGAACCCAGCAAACCAACGCATTTATTGAAAAGTGATCGACCCATTCTAAATGGTGTTGGTGAAAAATCTACTCCTTCGATTTGTCCTCCACCGGCAAGTCTTGCTTGGAAAACTTCGACTGAAACTGTATAGACGGCTGATTGAACAGCTGCATTTCCAACATAAGTTGATCCGCCAGAAAGGGCAGCAACTCCGGATGGGATGACATTAGCCTCGAGTATGTCGGCATTAGTGATCGATTGCGAAAAGGTATATTGTCCAAGATTATCTGCCAGCACAACTCTTGTTCCGTTGTAAGGGCTTCCGCATCCTGTGATGACGACTGATTGTCCTTCGGTAAATTCATGAATTCCTAGTGTAGTGAAAGTGGCGACATTATCAGTCAGCGACACTTTTTGGATTGGTGCTTTAAATGTTACTAACATTGGCAGAATAACTGTTTCTGCTGTGTCAATGATTTGGTTCAAATAAGCATCGTTATACAAGGATGATGACACACCAAGCACAGATCTCAACTCGGAAGCTGTAATTATGGTTGGCATGTCATCTCCTTACTCCCATTAATGGATGCCTGAGATCGGGAGCAACCTCAGGCACTCAGTTAAATTAGGCTACTGCTAGCTTGCGGAATGCGGTTGGGTAGCGATTAACTACACAAACATATCCGTAGATGCCGATTTCAATGCGTCCGTTTGCAACGATATTGGCACGAAGTTCTACTGTGCCACTTTCGTGGAATCGCATTGCTTGTGATGGATAAACCAAAGCATGTTTGGCGTTGGCATCATCACCTGTGTAGTTAGGGCTTACAACTAAATCAAGTCCAGCAACTGTGCCGTTTGTTGATCCTTGTGTAATTACGCCGGCAGCATTTTGTGGTGCTGCTGCTGCAAATAATGGACGGCTATCAGCTGTTGCTGCAAGTAGTCCAGCAAAGTCAATACCGTTTGTTCCACCTGAAGGAGCAACCAATAGGCGGTTTGGTGTAAAGCGCATTACGCCATAGGAATCAGAAATTCCATCAACGATTGATGCGTAGATTGATGCGCCAGTTGACGCACTTGCATTCTGTGATGCGATTTGTGCAGCATATTGATCGGTCTTTTGTGCATAAGATGCAGCTAACTCACGAACCAATAATTCTGCGAATGCAGGGTCTGAACGATCAAACAACTCAACATTTACAACATTTGCTCCAGCGAACTTAACGATTGTGTCCTCTTGGAATGTAACAGCGGTGTCAGTTGATGAAAATTCTGAACCTTCTGAAGTTACTGCAACAGTTGCTTGTGTGCCCAACTTAGGTGTGAAAATTTTCATTCCTGTTGCTGGTAGTGGTGCTCGCTCGATTGAATCGATAAATGGACGGCTTGTATCAATTATGCCGATTAGATCACGCAGATAATTTGGTGGAACA